AGATCAATGTATTAGACTTAAACACGGAAGAAGTTGGTGTATTGGTCGTGAAGGAGGATCTAACTTGTTTTATAACTACCGACTAAGTAATGAGAGAACCATTTACTATGTTATCAACGAAGACCTTCCATTTTCAGATCTTAACTTTGCTGTTGTTATATTGGTGGATCCTTATGGTGGTATGTCACTTGCCGATGGGTCTAACTCAGGAAGATATAGTGGTCACAGTAATATTCCTTGGAACGAAATTGCAACAAAGATACCAAAGATTGCGAACTTAAAACATTTGTTTGTTCCAAAACCCTTAACTCAACAAGAGAAAGAATTACACAAGAAATTTAAAAGTATCAGAGTTGGTGATAACCCAATGGAAACTTTCCAAGATGAAAATGAAGTTGAGTTGTGGCTTGAAGTTAACTCTCCGAATCTTTCTGATATTCAATATGAGAATCTCACACCAAACCTACAAAAGAAATATATTGCTCTTGGTATGGATCTTAATGGCGCAAAAATCAAATCTTCTGCACCTGAAGTATTGAAATATTATATATCAAAACAATTGGAAAGAATAAAAACAACTTCATTAAATCAATTAAGAGATAGTGATATTGCTCTTCTTAATACCACAATAATGAAAAAGGTAAAAGAAGAATTAAAACCAAAATTGGCATCAGGATTAGTTAAAGGTGGTGATTCGGTTGAAGCGTCATATCCTGGTAGTGATTTAGGTAAGTTCATCGCTCTATATGGTTTTACGGATTTGTTCGATAGTCTACCAAGTGATATTAGACAAATTATGATAACCAACACTGAAGCTAACTCCAATATTGCTTATGATATTCCACCTTCTATTTCAAGATTTAAGAATGTTGAAGCAATAATGTTAAGTAACATTGTTAAATCAGTTCCACCTGAAATATCTGAACTTACCAAATTGAGCTTCTTGTCTTTACCAAACAACAAACAATTGACCACAATTCCCGAAGAGTTGGGTAATTGTCCAGCATTGACATTAATAAACCTTGACAATACACCGGCAGAATTACCTAATTCATTACAAGGTAGATTCTCAGAATCTGATGACAGATTTTATTGGGGTAGTAATGCAGAATAAAAAATGAAAATAACTCAAGCTCTTACATCTTTAATTGTTGAAAACTCTCGTTTTGCGGCATTGTTTAAAGCGACATTACCTCAAGAGAAAGACGGGAAAAAAATAAAGTCACCTTTAACTTTTCATATTCTAAAACAAATGATAAAAACAGATCCAACATCTGTAATACCTGATGGATTTGATTTGGAAAACGCAACCCAAGCTGATATGGAAAAAGTTAAGGTTGGTAAATATACTCAATGGATTGTAAAAAATTTTTTAAAACCTCAAAATATGGAACAGGTAGTCGCTGAGCCAGGGTCACCAACACATACAAATGTACTTGCAAATGTAAGAAAACAATATATGGAGGATTTGTTTAAATTAACTGATGATTTGAGAAAATATGATAAGTTTAAAAACAAATTTCAGGGTGATGACAAAGATATCACCAAGATATCACCCTTAAGAGTTTATGAGTTAGTGAAAGATTTAAAGTTGACCAAAACCAAAGGTGAGATGAAGAAAGAAGTTAGTGGTTATTCTCATCCTGGCGCAACAATTGTTCTTAAAACACCAAATTGGACAGTAGCTAAAATCGAAGGAACAGGAAACGAACAACACGAAGCTGCCAAGTTTTATGGTGGGTGTTATCTTCCTGATGAAGGTGAAACAAGATGGTGCACATCATCCCCTGGTCTTTCTTATTGGAAACAATATTTGGAGGATGGTCCATTGTATGTTGTCTTACCAAACAATGCTGGCGGTAATGTTGGTCAAAAATCAGGACTTCCTGTTGAAAGATACCAACTTCATTTCCCATCGGATCAGTTTATGGATAGAGAAGATCATAGCATTGATATTGTTAAAATGTTAAATACAAAATGGACCGAACTTAAAGAATACTTCAAAGGTGAATTTGCCAAAGGATTAATTTCTGATAGTGGTGATAAAATAGAAATTTCGTATCCAGGTGGGGCGTCGGGAAAATTTGTTGCATTATATGGATTTGAAGAACTATTCAACTCAATACCCAAAGACGGAATAAAATCGATTCTTTGCACAAATAATTCAGATACTAGTATTACAATAGATGTGCCACCATCTATCGGTGAATTTACAAATGTTGAGGCAATTTTATTTAGAAATATGATCAAGTCATTACCTGATACAGTTGGTAATTTAAGAAACTTGAATTTCCTTTCTTTGAATGATAATCCTAAATTGAAAAAACTACCAGAAACCTTAGTCAACTGTGAAAATTTATCTATGATAAATCTTTCGGGAACTCCGGCAAAACTTCCAAAATCCATTGAAAACAAATTTTCAGACACAGATGGTGGATTTTATTTTGCAAATGAAGTATAATTGTCTATGGACAAAATAGATGTAGAGATCTATGTGAAAAAACTCATAGATTTTTTTGAAAACAACCCAAACGATCTTATGAATCTTATTGGTGATAAAAATAAGAAACTTTTTTATGATGAGATAAGAAAAACAGCTTTTGGAAATTACGAGAACAAAGAACCTTATGAACTAACCCAAAATCAACTTTTGGAAATAGTTAAGGACATTTCAGGTCGACAAGTTATTGAGGCCGATGCTATTGGAAGTTTTATTTTAACAAAGTATGGATTAATTTCTATGAATTAATTTGGCAATTCAATTTTTTTGTCATATCTTTGTAGTCTAATCCAAAAACATAAAAACTATGATGACCATTCAAGACCTCAAATCCACCGTTCCTGCAGTGTTTGCCAAGTCTGCATCACCAAATGTTTCTAACAAGTATCAGTTCGCGTCAACTGAAAGTCTCCTTGAAAAGTTTATTGACACTGGTTGGGAGATCCATTCAGCAAAACAAATTGGACAATCCAAGTTTGCTCCACACCAAATTAGACTCGTAAATGGACAAATGCCAAAGGTTGGGGATTCAGTGGTTCAGGCAATCATATCAAACTCCCACAACGCAACCCGTAGGTTGTCAGTATCGGCAGGTTTATTTCGCTTGGTATGTAGCAATGGATTAGTTGTCCCCGTGTCAGTCGCTGAATCTTTCAGTGTGATGCATATGGGAATTGATTTTGATGAAGTTCAAAAGATCACTGAGAACTTCATTCAGTTGGTTCCAAAGATTTCCGCTTCTGTAAGTGATATGAGGTCTCGAGTAATGTCTGATAAAGAGCGTGGTGAGTTCGCCATCAATGCCGCAGGACTTCGTTGGAAAGCAGGTCAAGTCCCATCAACAATGTCCGTAGAATCTCTCCTTCAACCTGTAAGGCAAGAAGACAATGGAAATGACCTGTGGACTACTTTTAATGTCCTACAAGAGAAGGTAATTCGTGGCGGGGTGTCATATAGGCTCGGATCAGGAAGAAGGTCACAAATGAGGTCTATCTCCAATATTGACAAGAATACCCAACTGAACAAGAAGTTGTGGGAGATGGCTGAGTCTTATATCTAATCTCAATATAAATTCCCAAACCCCGGTTGAATATCAATCGGGGTTTTAATATATTTGTAATATGGAAAAGGAAACAATTTTCGAGTTCGAGGTAAAAAAATACTTAACAAAGGTTGTCAAAGACAACTGTTCTTGGCCCGAAACCGGTTCAATTAATATCAAAGACGCTCACGATCCTTTCGCCGATTTACAATACATTCCAAAAAATGGTAGAAACATTTATGGTGTTAGGTGGGAGTTAGACTATGCCGATACGACTGAAGAAGTTTTTAAAAAAAACTATGGTAATCCATTTGCCGCAGTTCAAATGAAAAAACTATCACTTTTTGTTAAAAAATCTGATGATAAACTTACACTCATTTATTTCTTTTCAACCAGAAACAGAGATACAAATGTAAAATATTTTAAAATTCTAAAATATGCTTACTTTGTAACCTACAATTACAAAACACACGATGTATATTGCGGATCACTCACCAATTACCACAAGAAAAGAAAATGTGTTAAATCAATAAAACGAAACTATTTTGCAGATGAACCATTTAATAGGTTCCGTGTTTTATTTTTACATTACTATGCAGACTTTTATACAGATCAAAAGAATCCCAAATCAGGATCAGAGATCTTAGCGGAAGCTTATGACATATTCAAATCAAATATTCCTGGTTACACAACTGACCAACCAATTGATCTTGATAAGCTAACTTACTTTAATTACCTGAAAAGAAAAGGAATCAAGTATCCAAATAATTGGTTCATATTTAGTAAAATGTTTCCACTTGCAAAAAAGAAGGAACTTGAAAGTAGTGACTATAAACTTGTTGATATCTTTATGAAAAGGAACAAGTTAAAAGGTGACAGAATTCGTAAGATATTACATAAAGTAAAAGGATTTCCAAATACCCACTCTTTCAATTTTGCAACCACCTTATTTGGATATGACTTTGTGATCCAAAAACCAGATGAGGATGTAACAAGATTATTTGAATTTCCTGATGAAAACGGATTTTATTTTGATGGCTGGGATTTACCAAACTTCTCCAAAAAAGAAAAGACAAACATATATGGTGTGTTTAAACTATTATTTGACTCAAAAGTATTAGATTTTAACACATTTATGGATCATATCAGATACTATAATAAACTCAATAAGTATGAACCTGTTCAGTGGAAATCAAATGATCTGAAGTCATTTAATGAAGAGCATTTGGATTGGTCTGACAAAGTTGAATTTTATTCAAATAACAAAATCGTTAGAATATTTGATGATATTGTGGTAAATGTATTTGAACAACCCATTGAAGATGAATCGGGACTTTACCAACCAAAGGTTCTTATAAAGTCATCAGATTATAACGAGGAAAGTTCATTTCAAAATCATTGTGTTAAAACATATTCAAAAAGTTGTATGTCACTTATTGTATCTGTAAGAAAGGGTAGTGAAAGAGGAACACTTGAATTCAGAATTCAAAAAACAGAAGAAAAACATTTAACCCTAAACAGAGTTCAGACAAGAGGTAGATTCAATCAAAATTTACCAGATTATTGGGATAATGTTCTAAAAGTTATCGATGAAAGGGCTAAACAAATTAATAGATCCAAGCTATTTAAAACCAATGAACTTGATGTATTTTTGTCTAACGGACAAACCAAAAGATTAAAACCCAAGGTAACATACTTGGGATATCTTGACTGGGATGAAAATATAAATGATAATAACCATATTGAGCATGAACTCAATTTTTGAAGAATATATCAAAACAAAGAGTAATGAAGGTGTGATACTTTCAGTGATGGATGTTGATATTAGTTATGAGTTGACACCCCAAAAACTTAAAGAAAAAAACTTCCCAATTGAGATCTGTAAAACAGAGTTTAATGGGGAAAACAAATTAACCATACTCGAATCAATTCATACACATAATTCAGGGTTCTTTATATATTTATCTAAAAATGAAAACAGGTATGATGTTAAGATTTTACATCAACCAAAACAACTTGATGAAATAATATTATTTTTAACAAATTTAAATAGAAATGAAAAACATAGACTTAGATCAATTAAGTGAAATGGTTCAAAATAAAGAAACATTCATTGTAGATTTTTATAGTGACACATGCATGCCATGCAAGATGCTCTCCCAAATGTTGGATCAGTTGGATGAGAAATATAAATTATATGAAACGGGTAAAGTGGTCAAAGTCAATATCGACCACGATACCCAAAGAGCAATCTTGACAGAAAATATAAGAGCGGTTCCAACCATCAAAGTTTATAAAGATGGTGAAGAGGTGGAAGTTAGAAGAGGCGTTCCACCAATCAACGAGATGGTTAAAATGATTGAAAGCCTATGAGTCAGAAACAACTTATTCTTTTCACAATGAAGGGATGTCCTTGGTGTGATGAGATGAAAACTGGATTAAAAGAAAATGAAATAGATTTTCTTGACAGGGACATCAACGAATACGAAGAAGAATACAAACTATTTGTTGAAATAACAGAAAACGATTTTGTTCCGGCTTTTATGATCATCGAAGATATTAAAGACTTATCCAAGACCAAGTTGTTTGCTCCCGATAGAGACTTTGAAGGTATCGAACAAGGTATTGAGATTATTAAAGAGAGTCTCAAAAAATAATAGCGTCTCTGACTCTATCTTTTATAAGCCAAGGTCTATCAACAAACAAAAGACAATCTTTTGTTAAATCATAATTATTAATCTTAGTTAAGAATTCACCCAAGTTCATATCAAAAACATCTTTGATCATTGACTCAATTTTATCCGCCTCATATAAAGAGTCAGAGGTAACATTAAATGACATATCAGATTGAATCTCAAACTTTAATGAAGATCCTTTTATCATTGGAAAAACATTCAAACTAATGTATTCAAAATAAAGAAATATACCTTTCCAATTGTTTAATGAATACCCGTATGGAAATTTTGATTGACAAGGCAATTGAAAATAATTTTCATTTGGTGTTAGAGACATAACTCCAAACTCATATGATATAACATCCGAGTAATTGGTTTTTTCCAATTCAATAACTTTATCTATTTGTTCTTGAGAAAATCTTGGTAAAGTAGAATTATAAAATACAAATGTCATATTCTTCGGAGTCACGACATTTTTTGATTCTTTGTATTCTATTAGATCAATAATACTTACATTATTTATATCATATAAAGATGTGCTATTACTCATTTCTTTTGTGAACAATGTTCTCAAATCATTAACACTCATAATTTTTTTTGAATCAGTTTGTCCATTGATTACAACAAAATTTTTGTGATCGGTAACAGATATATTTGTTTTTGTATTATTGTCTTCATTTAATAATTTAACAATAAACTCGGATATTAAATTCATTAAACCAGATCTATGTTCAGTATTTTGATAAACCATAACTTTTTTTTAAATGAATAAAGAAAATAGAATTATTTCTAAATAGAAAATTAGAATAAATCAGATATTTCTTCCCTTGTTGAAAGTAAAGTTGACATAAAATTTGACCACTGAGTTGGGTTGTGTTCCTTTACTTTATTTAAATAACCCCTGATAAATAATGGTAATTTTTCTCTTTTAAAAGATGATACGGTAAAAGTATATTCTCCAGGATATTCTAATTGCGTTCTTGAATAAAAATCTTTGAGTTTACTATCAGAGTATTTTGTTACACCGGCAGAGTAATCCAACAGATCAGATGAAAAATCAGTTAAAGGTTCATCGTGTAAATAATAATTGACAATGTTGGTTAATGAATCGTGCAATCTTTTTTTGGTCAAAGAACTAGACCCCTTCAATTTTTCTTTAAATGTATTAAACAGAGCATTTAAAAATTCATTTGTCATTGTTCTGAATTCTAAATTATGACCATAATAACTCGCATCTTCTTCGGGATCATAACCTTCCCAATAATCTTCACTAAAAAATTCAGGATCTGTTGCGTGTAACATTTCGTGATAAAGACCATTGTATACACTTTTTTGACTTGGAGACGCTTTAACATAAATTTTTAATTCATCGATCTTGTCGCCTAACAATAATCCTTCATCCTCGAATTTATATTTGGCAAATACTTGAACAAAACCATTATCACCTGAGTCGTTGGTAAATAAAATCTCACCTATTTTGGTAAAATTTGTAAACTTTTTATAATTTTTTGAAATTATACTAGCAAACTTTTTAAGTTGTGTGTCAACTTTTGGATCAATTGTAATTCTTTTGTTTGCCATATTATATAAATATAAAAAAAGGGATAAAATTATTATCCCTTTTTAAATTATCCCCCTTTAAATTTTAATTAGACTTGTTACTCTGATAGTATTTCTCGATTGTCTGTTTAACAGATTCAAGAATTGTCTGAGAACCATTAGTCGGTGTTTGAGGTTGGGGTTGAGGTGCAGGTTGATTTACTGGTTGTTGAACCTGACCTTGAACTTTATTTTTGCAGCCGCATCCCATAGGATTGATAGTTTGAAAGTTTATTTATATATATAAATATTATCCAACATTATAATATTGTAAATTAAAAAGTATTTATTTAAAAATATGTCAAACTCAAATAGATCATATGTAAAAACAATTCCAACAGGAGACGATATTGTAAGTGTAAGTTCTGAGGAAATTTTACACTTTTTAAAACTGGTTGGATACAAAGCAGAACAACTTAAAAATTTTCCAAACTTTAGGGGAAAAAAAATAAAAGTTACTGGTAATTTGAGTCTCAAAGGAACACCAATAGAAACTTTGGGAAATATTGAATATATCGATGGGTCTTTAGACTTGGCAAATACAAAAATAAGATCTTTAGGTAATGTAAAAACAAAAGCTTATCTCAACTATTCAAACACTCCATTTGAGCAATTTGAAATGAAACAAGAGATACAAAAAAGGAAAAATCACGCTCAAAGCCTACGAGAAGAAAATGAATGGGAAATTGGTAATTCAAAAGAAGGTGATATGGCTCACGCTGTTTTAAAAACAATTGAAAACGATTTTGATTATAAAATAAAAGAAGAAGGTGATGATGAAAGACTTATCTATCTTAAAAATTATTTGGAAACTTTAGAAAAAGAACAAGAAAATAAGACAGAAACAGGTGAAGATTTAACAGATTTATTTGCAGAAATAGAAACAACACAAGACGAGATAGATGAATTAGAAGAAAAGATTGATGTTTATGATCTATTTGTTTCACACACAATCTATAGAGGTAGAATTTTAGAGTTTCAATTGAATGAGTATGGTTTTATAAAAAAAAATATTGAAATGATGGTCGGATCCAATGAGGATATGGAAGAACTTACAAAAGAAAGAATTGAAGAAAATATCGGTGAATACGATAATGAGTTTTTTGAAAATTATATCGATGAAGATAAAGTGGCAGATTATTTCAAAGATTATTTTGAAGATGATATTAGAAATAATCCTGAAATATATTTTGATGATAGTGATTTTGCTCTCACAGATGAGCAAGAAGTGTATGTTAATCAGTTAGCCGAAAAAATTGAAGAGTTAGAAACTCAACAAGAAAATCTGAACAAAGAAATTGAAGACCCCGATGAGTATAGCAAAAAGTATGATGAGATACAAAAACAAATTGATGATTTGGAATCCAAAAAAGACAAAATAGAATCAAATAGGGAACCAACTGAAGAAATGATTGAAGATAAATTAGATGATATGTTGTCGAGTGTTAGAAGAAGTCCTTTATATTATTTAAGAGAGCATGGACAGTCGGCAAGAGAATTTGTTGATTTCGATGACATCGTGAATGATATATTCAGACAAGACGGATATACATATATTTCATCTTACGATGGAAGTTGGGATGAACATAAGGTTGGAGATGAATATTACATAGTTGTCAGGATAAATTGATAATTAATAAATCTATCTTATAATTTAGTAATTATGAAATTTATTTTAGATACAAATTGGATTTTTTTGGATCCCATAGATTATGAACACAAACAATATGTTCTTTTGGCTTATTTGAAAAAAGTTGCAGATAAGTTAAACGATTTTGAATTGTATCCATATTTTATTGAGATTTCACTTCATTTGGCAAACACTCAGACTTTGTTGAAAGAAAATATGTTTATTACAACAAAGAAAGTTTTTAAATCAAATGATGATGAACTTTTATTATCTGAATTAGATTTCAATTCAATACCAACCCAACTAACAGATGAACAATTATTAGAAATGCAAAAAGTTTTAAATTTCGCATATCCAAAATTTCAAGACTACTTTAATATTGCAAAATCAGTTTGGACTTTAGTTTATGAAAGCACACACATATCAATAAAGAAGAACAAAAAAAATCTTTTTAATATTAACGGATACTTTTATTATTTAAATGATGATGATTTATATGTTTGGGAATATGAATTATCAAAAGGAACCAAAACAAATTTTGAAACAAAATCTGAGACAAGAGAAATATTCAAAGGTAAACTTGGGGAAAGATCAATATCTGAAATATTATCTGAAGTAATACCAAGAGGAACAAAAACTTATCCTATTTTTGAAGCAATTTCAAATGAAAAATTTCCAGTACAAGAAACACTTTTACCAATTTTCAAAAGGAAAATTGTAAGTTATATTTTACAATCAGGAGTAGTTGAAACTTACAAAAAATTTGCTTAACTTTGTTTTATGGGATTCCATAAAAGATACATTTCTTTCGAAACTTTGTTATCTTCTTTAAAGAAGAATGAATCATTGAATAGAATATTCAATGCCGAAGCATTGATCTTCACGGATGATTTATCTGAAAAAATTTATCAATTATATAATCAAGGATTAACCAATAACGAAATATTAAATAAGTTAAACAATGAAAACAATTAAAGATAAAAATGGGGAACTATCGCGCGTCAAGGACAAAGAGGCGGATCTTAAAGTTAATTCAGGAAATTGGGCATTTGCTCCAAAAAGTGAGTGGAAAGCTGTTACCAGAAGAAAAGTTGATAACACTGAAAAACCAAAAGAAAGTGAAGGAAAAAGATCTAAAAAAACTTCTAAATAAACTTCGTAGACCGGTCTACATTGGGTATATCGGAAAGTATATCCTTCATACTGATTTGCAAGAAACAAAAGTTATTGTTGATCAGTTAGTTAAAGAAGGATTTATTGAAGAAGACCCGAGTTTTCCTGGATACTATGTTACAAAAAATAAACAATAATATATTAACAAGATGCAACCAAATTTAAATTTAACTCCTAATCCCTATGAACCAAAAATGGAAAATAGGTTTATAATCAAATTCTTTGGAATAGAAGTTCCCGAATACCTTTTTCGTAAATATGAAATATTCAACGAAGGGGAAGAAATGATTTTCACAACAGAATTCATTGAACCATTACATTTTACATTCAACCCAAAAGACCTTTTTGATATTACAAACATAGAAGTTAAACATTTAGATCCAATAGGAATTGAAGTTAGTCATCTATCCTTTAAAGTTAAAGGTTCAAACTTTGAACAGAAAGGTGATTATTCAGATGGAAAACTACTGATCAATAGTTTTAGGTTTGTTGTTGACAAAGAATCAATGGTGGTTAAAAACTTGGTTCAAGAACCACAAGATGTTTAATATGGAAAATAAAGAAATGGTTAACCATCCTTCCCATTACGGAGGTAGAGATAATCCATATGAAGTGGTTAAGATAGCTGAGGGTACTGGTCTTGATAAAGATGCATATCTTTTTAATGTGTTGAAATACATTGTCAGATCAGGAAAAAAAGATCCTGCTAAGGAAATTGAAGACTTAAAGAAAGCATTATTTTATTTGGATAGAAAAATTAAAAATTTGGAACAGAATGGATAAATATTTGGGTAAAATAATTAATGGGGATTGTGTTGAGTTAATGAAAGACATACCTGAATCTTGCATAGATTTAGTTGTAACTAGTCCTCCATATAATGTGGGAATCCAATACGATACTCATATTGATAATGTTATGATGCCTGAGTATTGGGAATGGACTGAGAAATGGTTAACCGAAGTTTATCGATTACTTAAAGATGATGGGAGAGTAGCTATCAACATTCCCTATGAGGTGAATGTTCAAGACAGAGGAGGAAGAGTGTTCTTTGTGTCTGAGTTTTATCAAATGATGAAAAAAGTTGGATTCAAGTTCTTTGGTGTTGTTGATCTTGAAGAAGATAGTCCCCACAGAAGTAAGACCACAGCTTGGGGAAGTTGGATGAGTCCATCTAGCCCTTATATTTACAACCCAAAAGAGTGTGTAATTCTTGGTTATAAAAAGAATCATATTAAAAAGGTTAAAGGTGAACCACAATGGAAAGGTGAAGTAATTGATACTGAGGATGGAAAAAAGAAAACCATATATACTGAAGACGCAAAAAGGGAATTTATGGAATTGGTCTTTGGTCAGTGGAAATACCTCAACGATACCAAACAACTAACTAAAGCCACCTTTAGTATGGACATACCAACCAAAGCTATAAAGATTCTTACATATAGGAATGATATTGTTTTAGATCCTTTCGCTGGTAGCGGGACAAGTATGGTAGCGGCAGAAGTATTGGACCGAAGGTGGATCGGAATAGAGTTATCACCAAATTATACGGAAGTTGCCCGAGAGAGAGTTCAGGGATTTGTGGATAAGAAAAAACAAACAGAAATAAGTTTTGAAAACGGGGGTCAATGACCTCCGTTTTTTGTTTACTGATGTATTTATAAAGAAAAGTTTTAATATGGAAAATTCAGAAGTAATAAAAAAACTAGTTGAAATACAACAACAACTTAGATTTTTACATTGGCAAACAAAATCATATGCCAAACACCAAGCTTATGGTGGTGTTTATTCGGCTCTTGATGGTTTGATTGATTCATATGTTGAAACCTGTATGGGTAAACACGGAAGACCATCATATAGTGGTGGATATACAATCGAAGGACAAGATATTGATGAAATATCAGTTCAAGAATTCATAGACTCAAGTGTTGAATTCTTTGTTTCATTGTCAGAAACTTTGGATCCAAAAGTTGATACCGACCTATTAAATATCAGAGATGAAATGATGGGCGAATTCAATAAGTTAAAGTATTTGTTAACTTTGAAATAATATGAAGAAATTAATTTTATTGTCAATTTTGTTTTTGAGTCTGACTAGTTGTTTAGTAACAACAGATTATGTTGTTGATCCAAGACCAAGATACTATTATCCGAACGAATACTATTACACACCAAATTGGCATCATAATTATTATCACAGTAATCAATATCATTACCACAATAACCACAATCCGAGAGGACCAGTTCATCACGGACCAAGAAGAAATAGATAAAAAATGGGAAAATTTATTATATCAGAAGAAGAAAAGAATTCTATTCGTCAAATGTATAATTTGAATGAACAAGACCAAGCGGCTATCGAAACCAAATATATTCAAGAATTTTTGAATAAGAGATTAGGAACAAATATCGCAACAGATGGATTGGCGGGAACCAAAACAGAGGAAGCAATATCCAAATATCAAAGTATGATCGGTGTTTCACCTGCTGATGGTATTTGGGGTCCAGATACAATGTCAAAGATGCCTGAAAAAGATAAAGCTATGTTGAACGACATAAGTTCGGGAATTCTTGGTAAAATATTAAATAGATTATTTTAATTATGAAAAATATAATATCCGAATCAGGTATTCGTAATATCAACGCCCTTTCCCAAAGATACCAAAAGGCAAAAATATACTTTCATCAGGATTTGGATGGAGTTACCACGGCACTTGCAATGAAACATTATCTTGAGGATAATGGAATCAAAGTTGTTGATGCTGAAATTATCCAATACGGAGAAAAAGAATTTGCGGTAAAGAAATTAGATGCATCAGGAGACATAATGCCAGTATTAGTTGATTTTGCCCACGGAAAGGTAATGTTTGTTATTCATACCGATCACCACTTATCACAAGTGGGTGTTGAAACAGGAACCTCAACATCATTCAGACAAGCAAGATCCAATATCGAAACAATATCACAAGTTGTATCACCAAAAGAAATATTTCCACCAGATGATGTGGAATTGATTTCTACCGTAGATAGCGCCGGATTCAAAAAACACGATATAAGTATAGACCAAGTTATAACATACTTGTTCAAAATGGACAAAGACCAGTCTGTTAAAAGAAACAAGATGTTATTAGGTTTAGTTACCAACAAACTATTGTTAGCCTTTAAGAACAAACCAAATTTTCTTGAAACAATTGTTCTTGAGGCAAACCCCTCAATCATCAGTATATTATCGGTTATCAAAAGATTGATGAAAGAAGGTGGATATGCTCAACCATCAGAATTAGAACAAAACAAAGAAGATTATATCGAGAAGATGAAATCTTATCCCAAGAAAAGAGTTGAGGATGGAATCATCGTTCAATACGGAGCTGGTTTTATGGGTAAACCAGGATCATACGACAGATATACACCATTTAAGAATAATCCCGACGCTGACTTCTTGGCAATTGCTTGGCCAATGGGACTTTTGCAAATATCTTGTAATCCTTTTAAATCAGATAGAGAACTCAAAGGAGTTCACTTGGGTGATATCGCCCAAGAAGTATTATCCAAATGGGAGTCACAATTAAAATCTAAGGTAGTTCCACTATCAACCATTAAGTGGATTTCTGAAACCGAGGCAACCGAATCCAGTGTTGGATTTACATACAAAGACCTAATGGCTTTGTTTTTTAATAAACTTGAAAAGGTTGAAGGAAAAGAACAGATCATAAATGAAGTGGAAACTATTATGAACAAACCATTCAAATCACTAAACGAAGAAGAATTAAATATTTTGGACTCAATTGGTGTAAATGCTTGGCAAATAATCCAAGCTATGAGTGGTGGTCATAAATGTATCACAAACATTTCTGGACTTAATTACTTGGGGAGGAGTACAAGACCTCCAAGCTCAACAACACCAAGAAAGAAATCTAAAGACGATGATGACGCTCCTTATGTTAAATTTACAAAGATGTTACAACAAGAGTTTGTTGAGAAACTAAAGGAGAAAATGGAAGAATCAAAGACTAATCCAGTTTGATCTGTAGTTCTTCTTACTAACACAAAATGATGCGTAGTCATTAACAATCGGATAACCTGTGTTGTAGTATCCACAAGTAATACCCCAATCTTTATATTTTTTATGTAGATCACTGAGAAGCTTCATACTGATCTTCACATTCAATTCCAAGTTATTCATCAACTCCTTGGTTGGAATTTTTCTTTTTTCAACCCAGTTGGCAGTTCGGGGCATGATCTGCATTGCCCCGATCGCACCAGCATGGGAAGTCTGTTTGGGATTGTATTTCCAATGAAATGGTCCCATATATCTTGTTTCTTTATATGCGACATTATACGCAATATGTTTGGGAACATTATATTCTTCTGAATACTTTTCTATTAGGTGGTATAGTTGCAAACAGTATGGTGACTCAGAGTTACCACCCATTTGATATAACACCTTACTTTCAGTTGTGGAAGTTTTAAGATGTAGAACCCAAAGGAAACATCCCGAAACTAAAAGACAAATAAATAGGACAAGAAGTTTGAAGTTATTGGGTTTTTTCATTGGTTGTCTTTGTGTGTGAGTTCCAAATACTTTTAGCATAAAGATTAAAAATAGAAATACCGACAGAGTCCTGATAAACATTATAAGACCCATCACCTTTATCAATTAGAATAAGATTGTCGTATTCATCTATTGCCAAAGTTACTTCATCTTTACCAATAAACTTGGGATCTTTGTGTTTTTCACCATTCACGGTTTGAACAATGAAATTAAAATAATAACCCACGATGAAACAAACTGCGGATACGATGATTACATAAAGATAGTTTAAAGCTTTTTTGAGGATTTCTTTTATCTTGTTCATAGTTTTTTTGTAACAAGATATAAAAATGTGGTTACATTGTCAACTCATCACCCTCTTCGATTCCGTGTCTTTTACAAAAACCACCACTGAGTTCCAATACAAAATTGCCAACACCATTATAATGTTTACAATCTTCAGTCTCACAAGGTGGACAATTATGATATATTTTATTTATAATACCATCTTTAATGAACAAAATATCCAGATCCTGAACACAATTTTTCATCCAAAAGGAATGTTTACCATTACCCATACCAAATAACATTCCATCATTTGGTTTTTTGAATCTTCTACCCATCATTCCTTTCGATATTTTTTCAGGAGAATGAACAAATTCTGTTGATATTTTAATGTCGTTTATCGATATTTGCATACTTATAAATATTAAATTTGATGAAAAGATACTCGGGAATTATGGTTCGTCACAAAGGTAAAGTCCTTTTGGCAAAAAGAAACAACAAAGGGACTCTTCCAGGTGAGTGGAGCATATTCGGTGGAAGTTTGGAAGAAGGTGAAAATCCGGGTGAAGGGGCTTTGCGTGAATTCTATGAAGAGACAAATGTAAAAGCCAACAACGAGATCAATCTATGTGGTATGATCGAAAGACATACTAGAGATGGTCAAAGGATCAAAGGTATGATGTATGTATTCTGCATGGATTCTGAAGAAATTATCAAACCAGATCTTAATAAAGCTAAAGATGGTGATGAACATTCAACTTGGGCATATTTCGATGTGAGTGAATTACCAACACCATTGAATCCAAAACTTAAAGAAATTATTGAAATTGTTTTAAAATAATTTCATCAGGTACTTGACAAACTAATAAAGTATTTATATATTTGAATTCTGTTTGAGAAAAATCGTTTCTCATCGTTCTTTGAAAGATAGTATTTGGGCGGCATATAGTCCTTTTAAAATAAACCCTGAAAGGGGTATAAAGTGGAGTCACAAGTGTAATGACTCTGCGGCTTGGGTAACCGAGCTCGAGTATGCAAGCGGGATATTACCAAACCTGAGTATTCGAGGGTGACACTGTAGGAGAAATGGTTAGGTAACTGAGCGATGTGGGTCGTTCAGTTGAGTTCGGAAGGACAATAAGAATAACCCGTAGGGTTCTTGTGAGAAGTATGGTTATCCAACCATATCATTACGGTATCCATAATCATAGGTGACTTAAAACCTAAAGGTATGAAGGTGTACGGGTGGTGCCGTTACTTTCCTTGATCAAACTTTACCAAGAGTTGGATCTCGAAGTTGTCTAAAAGTTAGGAAGCAGGGATGTTTCACAGGGTAGTTCAGTATAGGTATAGATCAAAAGTTTATATCTCTGGTGCCGAACCACTACCTTGATAATCCACGACACAATCTAAAAGAAACTAAATGTTCTTAAGGAAAAGTGTTCGGCAGGTTTCATCGGAAGGTGTCCACTTACTTACCGGCTGTCGGTAGGATGATTCAGATCCCAAGTCTGATCATATTGTCACCAAAAACCTCTAGTCCCGCAAGGACTAATTGGGGAGGCATCCTCGAAGAGAGTGGAGTAGTGATAGAGTAGATGAAACCTTGAGGAGTGATGGGTCTAACTCATCGACACTGGAGAATACAGAACAAAATTCTGTGGATAAGTCGGGAAACAATAATCCGATGTAAAGGTCTCCAAACCAAACGAGTAATCTCATCGTTTTTTAAAGAAATTAAACAAAATCAAACTTTGGTTAAACCCACTGGGGATTAGACTCTAACGATGTTCACCCTTTGGATAAGTGTTTACGATAGACCTGCTTCTTTAATGGTTGATAGCGTGTATAAGTCCGAGCATAAAACACGATACTAACTTCTCGTAAAATTACTACCAATTGTAGACTATGATTGTGAAATAGTTTATTGATCTTCTTAACACAAAGATAAGTGCTGAAGCTTTGGTTTAAATAGGTTAGGATCCCCGAAATCTTAACCTATTTTTTTTTACTTTTTTTTGTGCAATTCAATTTTTTGTTATATCTTTGTGTCAACAAAACGGGAAAAACTATGACAGACACCATCAACAAAGTAAAGAACTATCAAGGTAAGAACTCATTTGTTATTAAAATGAAAGACACCATCCAAAAGTATGGTCAACTCACCCAAAAACAAAGCTCGGTGGTTGAGGACATTCTTAAGAAAGAAGCTGAGAAACCCAAAGTCCTCAATATGGTTCTTCCAACCATCGGAGAAACTTTGAAGATCGGTAGAAAGACTGGTCAAGATATCAAGAAGAACTATGGTCTTAAGTTCAATCCTATCTTGATCGATATGACCAAAGTCTTGGCTGTGACTCCAAAAGCCGTGAAGTTCGCTGG